GGGCGTAGTCACCCGCTGGAACTGAAACAGTGAAGTATCCCAGGTGATACCTGACTCTACTTTTGTCGAAGTCAGAAAGCTGCACTTCTAATGCTCCTTATCAATTAATTATAAAAGCAAGTAATCAATTAAAATATTGATCAAAACTTGGCATCATGGGGCTAGTTGCCGCGTAAGAAGAAAGAAAACTAGGGGGATTTAAGGCTTGAGAAATTACACCACCAACAATTTGTTCTTTGAGTTGTTGCTGTAACGTCTTTGGCTTTTCTCCTTGCATGCCAGCTCCATAAAGAAAGGCTTTAAGGATATCTTCCGTACGCGCATCTCTTTCTTCTTTGGGAGGCGCTTTACTTTCAACTTGAGGAGCAATGGAGGCTTGCTTACCAGGTTTGGTATGAAGCAGCTGAATCTCGTATGGATTGCCTTGGGGATCAGTGGTTTTTAGTGTGCCAAACCCTTCGCCAGGGGTATAGGTACCCGTGCCCTTATACGCAATGTTCTGAGGGTCAATACCAAGATCAATGCCACGGTGATACGTAGAAGCACCTGCAACCGGTGCCTTGCGTTGACCAAAAGGAGAAGTAATTTCGTAATTCCATTTCCACTGATCCCCTTGTTGCTGGACCAGGGGAGTTCTATTCTCTCCTACAACAATGTTCTGCAGAAGCGTACGAGCAGTTTGTGGATCAATATTCTTACCTTTCTGCGGACCAAACTGCGGGATTACACGCACATCGAGATGAGGAGCGGTAGTAGGAAAGATATCCTCACCCGCAGCAGCAATTCTTCCTAATGGAATTAATCCAGACATTATCTTTTTCTTTTTATTCTAAAAGCAAAAACCCCTGGTTTCCCAGGGGCTAGAAGGAGATGAGATTAGACGCGGATTAGATTAGCCGCTATTACAGAATCCCAGTCAACTCGCTTGATTTGCTTCAGCTGTTCGAGATTGTTAAATCTTTCACCCGATAAGGACATCTGGAGATCTTTAATCTCCCGAGCTGTCTTAAGGCCGATGCCCTTAATATGATCTGCGATCATCTGGGCGGTCGCCCCATTGATGTTGAGGCGAGTATCAGGCGGGAAGGAACGGGGTTCTTCTTGTGCTGCCTTATCTTTTACCTGAAGCGTTTTAACCTTTTTGGTTGCTTCTTCGTCTGGCTGAAGCTCAGTTTTGTAAGCAGTGAAGAGGCGACCGTCCTGGTCTTCGACCATGAACCAATCGCCATCATCCCATTCGCTAACAACTTTTACTCGTGTGCCAGTCTTTTTGTGCTGATAAAGCATAAGGACCAGAGATAATTTCTGGTCCTAGTTTAACTTATTCAGCTAACAGTGCGGCCTTCCAGATATCCGTCGATATCTTCGTAACCAGCAGCAACATCGGGCTGGATGTAGCAAACTTCCACAACCAGGTAACCAGTCTTGCTGGCAGAGGAGTCACCGCTGGAGATGTAGAAACCGCCAGAGGTGGTCAGGCCGGTAGCGGTGCCACGGGCGAAGACCTTGAAGGTTTCAGCGGAGGAAGTCTCGCGATAAACGCCGGACTGCACCACACCAGCAGCGCCGGTAGCGGTCAGGAAAGGCAGGGTGCTGTAAGCAGCCGAGCCAGCAGCGAAGAAGATTTCGCCAACCTGGGTGCCAGAGGTGGTGGAGGTCAGGTTTGCCTGGCCGATGGCTTCACCAACACCGGTGGAAGCCACAGGACCGCTGGAATCGCGGCAGAAGGTGATCACGTTGCCGGTGGCAGCATACACACCAGAAGCAACGCGGCCATCACCCCAACCGGAAGCCACGGAAAGGGTGGCGCGGTAGACGTAAGCGGGGGTGGTGGAGTCACCAGAGATCACCATGCCGGTGATGTTGGGGCGGGTGTCGTCATTCCGGTAAGGGGAAGGAACGATCACGCTGGCTTCTGCCACTGCACCACCACCAGAGGTGGCGGTAACAGCGACGTAACCACGCTGCTGGAAGTACTTCCAACCGGGGACGGCCAACACAGCAGTGGGGCCGCCCTTCGAAGCGTTGTTGGTACCGGAATCGTTGGTGTCAACGTTCTTGTACCAGCCGTTCAGAGGCTCTGCCCAGTTACCCGGGTAGATCTTCTTAGAGGACAAATAGGTCATTATCTTTACCTATGTAATGAAGTAACAATTAATTATCAGAGCACGCCGTCATCAGAGACGAAGCTGTAGGCGGTGGTGACGAAGTCCTTGTTCAGGATCTCGAAGCCAGCGTACAGTTGCCAGATCAGGATGATGAAACGGCTGAAGTCGTCGTTGTTGTTGATGAGCACCTGAGCGTTCGGGCCGCCGATGCCAACGCCAACAGACTGAGGACCGAAGAAGTAACCCTGAGCAACTTCCTGGGAACCGTAGGAGGAACCTTCGTCGAAGGAAGCGGTAACGCTCTTGGAGGGGAAGTTGGTCGACTCGAAGAACTTCACACCTTCGAACTGAACACCAGTAGGCATCACAGGTTCGCCAGCCAGGAAGTAGGCCTGACCAGCCTGGGGACCCATGTAGAAGCTGGAGTTGTTAGGCATCATGGGGTTACCCATGTACATGCCTTGACCAGGATTACCAGCGTAACGAGCGATCTCACGGAAGTCGGGATCACGACGCAGGTGCATCATGAAGGTGGGATCGCAGATGCAGCGATACAGACCATCAGCAAAGGTAGGAACGTTGCGCTTACGCAGGTCCTTAACAGTGGTGAGAAGGTCGGTAGCAACCGAGAACTGCTGGACTTGAGCGGTGTACTCAGCGGCGGTGTAGGAGATACGACCAGAGGAATCCTTGGTCTTACCACCAGCGAAGTAGTAACCACCCTGGGAACCAGAGGCGGCACCGTTGGCTTCAGCTTTAGCCAGTTCGTCAATGAAGACGCGGTCACGCCAACGGCGATAGTCGTCGAGCAGGGTCAGAGAACCGATGCTCTGGTGGAACATGTTCAGGTTGCCGGTGTCCAGCAGCAGGCGCTGGGCGGTAACCAGGGTTTCCCGAGCAATCTTGAAGGTGCTGGGCTGGGTGGGATCACCCGGGTCCGCAGGACCGGTGTATTCCTTAAGCACCACCAGGACTTTCTCCTTGGTGATGTTGCGGCTATTAGCAGTACCAATGGTCTGGTCAGCAATACGCTCGCGGCTGTCCTTGGTACCAGGGGTTCCCCAGAACTTGTAGCGATCCAGCTGAACGGTTTGACCAGGCTGACGGGTGAAGTCGTGGACAACCACGGGCTCAACCGCCATTTCCGCGATGTAAGCAGGGTGGGGACGATAGAGTTCCGCACCAAGAATCTTTGGAAAATCGTTATCGATGAACACTTTGTTTTATCCTCCAGTGTCGCAGGAAGTGTTTAATGGGTGAAAGATTCAGACATTGGTATGTCTTATCTAACACAAATTTTAGCAGTCGGTAATTTATTCAATCACCGACATACTTATCACTCCATTACAAACAATTTGTTTGCAACGGCTTGGGGTTGAGCCTGGTTCAGAAGACGCCAGGCGTTTTGGGGATCACGGGCCATCTGCTCGCTAAAGCCACCCCAGAAATCGCCCTGTGCTTGAGGAGCAGCAGCGGCGGGAGGAGCGGGCATTTCGCTCAGTTGAGCCATCGCGTTATTCACCGGAGCAGTGGGATAACCACGGGTCTCCAGTTGAGCTTCGTTTTCGTAAACGGGGTAGGGACCTTCAGGACCGAAGAACTTCAGCGTGTAATCGCTAAGAACGTCGGGGTTGGTGAGAATCTCGTTGTACGCCAGGTTCTCTTGGTGTTCACCAACAGCGAACTCGGCGTAGCCCTTAATGGTGTTAGCTGCGCGATTTCCCCACTCGACGGCGCTGTCCAGCATTCCCTCGAGGTTTAGAGCGTAGTTGTTCAGAAGAGCCGGAGCTTCGATCCCGAACGCGTCCATCACCTGACGGCTTTCCTGGCTCATTCCCACCAGGTCCGCGATTTGCTCCAATGAGGGAGTCGAGGAGGTTTGGGAATAATTGGGCGAGGATTCCTGGCTGGGAGACCAGGTCAGCGGAGCCGATTGTTGCGTAGCTTGGCTGCTGGGCTGTCCGTAGTTGGCCGGGGTAAACTCGGTCGTCTGAGGCGACGGTTGACCCTGGAACGGGGACTGGACTGGTGCGCTCAGCAGGTTCACCACCTTGTTGAACGCCGATTCCCAAGGATTCCCCGCCGAGGTTTCCACCGGTTGGGATTGGGGGGCGTACTGAGTAGGGGCTGATTGGTAGCTGGGGGCTGCCTGAGGTACCGCTTGGGGGTAACTCGTACCCACTTGATAAGCCACTGGTGCCGGTGCCGCCGGTGCTGCTGGTGCCGGAGCTGCCGCCACGTAGCTGCTGGGTGCGACGGCCGCTGGTGCTGGGCTCGTCTGTGGGATCGATTGGACGGTAGCGTCCTGCATAACTCATCTCCTTTTGTAATGCTTCTAGGGTGCGATACAGATATGGGGTCAAATCCAATCGCGGATCCGCAGCCATCGGTAAGTCCGGTGATTGCGGGTGAGGGGTCTGCATCATCCCCCCCACGAGGCGAGCGAACTGAGAGTATGCACCCTGTAATTCGTTCACCATCCTGAACGGGAACCCCGATAGCATCGCGGCCCGCTCCTCATCCGTCTTAGACGGGAAGAGGTATTTCAGTGCTTCAATGCTATCAACACCTAATTCTTGCAGATTTCTTACGACAATGGAGTTATTTAAGATATCTTGCGTCGAATCTTCGTAAACAGGACCTAACCAACGCCACTGCATTGTTACGTCACCATCAGGAATTAAGCCCAAAACTCCGGGTGGAATCTGTTGGGTCCTCAAGCAAGCCATCATCAACTGCTTAACTTTATCTTCGTACATCGCCATTGCGTCGTCGTACATAAGAAGATCTTCTTCTGTTGCAGTCTCTGGAAGCTCAAGAGGTTTTTCTAAGCCTGCGGCAGCTGCTAACGTGTCACGGAAAATACGTTCCTCTTGGAAAAGAATTAATTCCAAGCAACGGCAAATACCGTAGGTATAAATTGAAATTGCTTTCTTTTTGGAAGTTGCGGCAACGCGACCAAACAACGACTTGTATTCAGTTGCGGTGACACCAGCAGAGATTGAAAGTTCGTCAACACCGCCAAGAGCGGTGCGAATCTCTTCTCGATATTGACGAGCAAACGAGTTTTGGTCACCAGTAATGGCATCAGGAACGATGTAACCAACACGGTCATTCGGCTCCAGGTTTGCGATAACCCTTGGTACTCGCAGCTGACCGTCAGAGCCACCTCGATAAATAGGATCAGCCTTAAACCGAGATTGGCTCAAAGCACCAGAACCAGTAAAGCCAGAGTTTGCTGCAATAGAAGGACGTTGAACAGAAGTGTCGCCTCCCGGTTCCATCAGATCAGTCTTGGGTCTGGAGGAGAGAAGAGTTGGATTACCAAAGAACTGAATGTTCTTCCGCATCGTGCGGATCATCTCGTCATGCGTACAAATGTGATTTGCTAACGCGTCAAATTCACCAGAGCCTTCGTTGGAGAATCCTTTGACGTTGTTGAAGATCTCAACGCAGGGAATAAAACCGAGTGTATTTTTAAAGCTTTTAGTCTTGCCAGTGACTGATTGGTAGTTCGTGTCGAATGAAATCTCACCTTCTGAGTGAGTTTCTTCAATTGTTTTACGTTTAATCGAAAGACGGATGTAGCGTTTGGCAGCGCCGTTACCCATGTTGATGGGACCGCTGACGTTGCTCATCTCAATGTCTTGCTGGTACCCAAAACCGTTGCGTACCTTGTAGCTGTAGATGACTACAACTTCATCCAGCTCGCCATCAATGTTGTAGTAACTACGATATTCGTGCTTACGGAAATAATAGAGACGGTAATTGTTTTTAGTAGGACGGATGTAAAAAAGACCTTGACCATCGCACAGAAAGTAATCCCAGATTGAATCTAAGCGAGTATCAATTGAGTTGTATTTGATAACACGGTCAATAAAGTCCTTGCGCTGGTTACCAAAATTGTCTTGCGCAGGAAAGAACTCGACCCCCTGACGGATGCCGAACATACGCATCTGAGCAAGGTGGGACGCCACAATGCCCGTATCGATCATTGCCCCACCATCTCGCTCGAGGTAGGAATCAATGATTTCCTTAAGCCTTGATTTAGCGTCCCCGGCAGCCATTAACTATCTTTCTTTTTATCTTTATTGATCTTAGCAGCCTTCGCCCGCTTCTTCGAGTCTAACCAACGCTTAAAGAATGCCAGCTCAGCAGGTCCATAAAGCTCTGGATGTTTGAGAGCATTTTTGACAAGTTTTTTAGTTTTCATTTTTTCTCCTGGTAACGTTTAGCAGCTCTTGCTGCCTTACCAGCTTTCTTGGCTTTCTCTGTGTTGGCAATAAATTGTTTTCCTTTTTTACTTCCTTCTTTTTTCTTTTGGTCAGTTTCCTCACGCTCTTCTTTTGACAAGGAGGCCCATGCCCTTTCTGGAAGG